CGTCATACGACTTGACGGCCTTCTCAGCCGCAGATGCGCCATCGCCCATATCGAAGAGCATCACCGCCAGCGCGCCGACCACGGCACCGGCAGCACCGAGAATCGCCCCCCATGGCCCGAACATCGAGATGAACTGCGTGCCCTGCTGAATCAGGGGCCGAATGATGCCTTGCCCGCTGGCGAGCTGCGTGAAGAAGTCGCCGACCTGATACCCCGCCTGCTGTGCGACCGTGCCGAACTGGCGATAGTGCGCGGCGCCAGTAGCAACCGACCGAGCGGCGTTGTCGTTCGCTGTAGACACCCCGGACAGTTGCCGCCGGAGTTGACCGAGTACCCGGATCTTCTCTTCCTCGGTGCTGACACCCTGCCTGATCGCCCGGTCGAGCACCTGCTCGGCCCGGGCCAGTCTCTGGATTGCCGCCTCGGTCGGGTCGGTCTGGGCTTTCAGTCGATTGAGGGCGCTGGCCGCGCTGGCCTGGGCCTTGTTCAGAACCTCGAAGCCGGAGGCGCTGACCTTGACCCCGGCCGACATCTTGTCGGCGCCGTCGGCCACGCGCTCCATCGAGCGCACCGCCGCATCGGCACCGGCCTGCGTCTTGTCGAGGATCGTGACTTCCTCGATGACCTGGTTCATCTCGACGGCCATGAAGCCTCCGCCAGCGACGGTTGTGCAGGTACGGGGCCGGCACTGCAGGTCGAACCGCCACACCTGGGGGCGGATGTCGCAGAGAAGCCGGCGACCTCACTCTGCCGCCGGCTTCTTCTCGGTCCTGAGCGGCCAGCTTTCGTCGTCGATGGCACGGACCATCCGAACAGCCCGCGCGATCTCGACCCGGTCTGTCTCGCCCTCGACGTCGCGCATCCACTGGATGATCGCCCCGGAAGGGATCGAGCCGGCCGACATACCGACCGGCCGGTCCGCATCGGTGCCGACGAATGCCCGCCAGTAGCGGAGGATCCAGGGATTCAGGTCGGGCGGGTCGGCGAGGTGCTCGGGAACATCCTCACCGATCTCGATGTGCGCCCTGATCAGCTCTTCGGCTTGCCGCCCCCAGCCGAACCGCCAGCGGGCGTACTCGCGGAGTTTTTTTCCGTCGCCTCGTCGGCCGCGGCCTGGAAGTTCGCCTCGTCGAGCGCGATCTGGAGCATCTTGCCCCGGAACGCCTTGAACTTCGGCTTCACCAGCAGCGCCGCGAACCGCTTCTGATCCTCGGCGCTCGACAGGTCGACATCGATCGCCTTGCCGTCGTCGGTGAAGCCGACGAACTCCGTCACCAGGCCCTGCGCCAGCCAGTCGGCGTGGATGCGCGCCAGGATGTCGGCCGGGATCTCCTTCCAGGTTGCATAGGGCTTGTACAGGCGCTCGCGCACCTTCTGCGCCCGCTCCGAGCCGGCCGAGCGGATGCAGATGTGGGCGCCCTGGCCGAACTCGATGCGCTTGCCCTGCTCGTAGAGGTCGACGTCGACCGCGAATTCGCTGATGTCCATGATGCTGGTCCTTTCGCTGGATGCTGGGGGTGGCGGCCGGGTGCCCAGCAACACCCGGCCGCCCGTCACGCGCGTGACGTTCAGATCCCCGCCGGAGCGGGTGCTGGGGATGCCGCGGATCAGGCCGCCATGCGGTCGAGTTGGATCGAGCAGCCGTAGGTGCTGGACGGATCGGCCATGCCCTCGAACCGCGCCATCACGGGCTGGTTCGGTCCGCCGATGGTGATCGTGGAGGTGCCGAGCACCACGATCGGGATCGTGATGATGTAGGTGTTCCCCGCCGTGTCCGTGACGCGGTAGCTGAACTCCTTCTCCGTCTCGGCCTTGTAGGCGTCGTACAGGTCGTAGTCGGCGAAGTAGATCTCGGTCTGGATGCTCACGTTCAGGCCGCCGACGGACCCGACGCCCTGCGCGTCCGAGCTGCCGAGCGCGAACGCCAGGGCCGCACCGTCGCGGCTGATCGTGGTGTTCAGGTTCATGATCTTCGACGTCGTCGCCGTGCCGTCGATGTTAAGGCTCTGGAAGTGCCCGACCGTGTTCATCACCTTGGCCGTCGGCGCGGCGACCGGGTTCGAGCCGACCTCGGTGGCGGCCTTCGTCTCGTTCTTGCACAGCGCGTCGAGCGTGCCGCTGAAGAACTGGCCGCGGGCGGCGTTGATCTGGCCGCCGGTGAAGAAGGTGCCCGGGTAGATGAAGCCGATCGCCGAACTCAGCCGCTTCTGGATCGAGAAGCTGTTGAAGGTCGTCGCGTTGCGCAGCATCGAGCCGGTGATCGTGATGGTCTCGGCGGTGCCGCCGGCATCGTCCGCCGGCCCCGGCGCGACGGTGATCTGCGACCCGTCGGTGTTCTTGGCGGTGACGCGGAAATACCCGTTCGCGCCCGAGGTCGAGAAGCCCGCGACCTTGATCCACTGGCCGACAGTCACGTCGTCGAAGTCGCTGGCGACGCCGGTGAATGTGCCGGCCGAACCGTCCGACGCGGTCTGGGCGGCGGCGATGCCGGTGGCAGAGATCGCCAGATTCGCGGTCCACGCGCCGGTCAGCAGGCCGGCCAGCAGGGCGTCGGTGTTGTTGTAGGAGATACCGAACTGCAGGTTGCCGCGGGCCTGGACGTCCTGGGTGACGGCGGCCGAGACCTGCCAGTCGGAGCGGATCTCGCCCGGCCGCGTGCGGTTCTTCTGCTCGCTGAAGCCCTCGGAGTTGACCCGGAACTTCTGATAGGCGCCCGAGGTCGCCGGGGAGGTGCCCCAGGTCGCCTCGGTCGCATGGGAGAGTTCGAGATCGTTGGAATCGGTGCCAGCGAGATACGAAGCGGTCGCCATGTCGGCCTCCTTTCAGGGAACGAGAGAGCGCCGCCGCAAGCGGGCGCCGTGGTGGATCGGGGGTGTCGGGAGCGGTCAGCCGACCGCGAGCAGGCGGAACGTGATGCCGTAGGAGATGCCCCAGAACACGCCCTCGAGGCCGGGGATCTCGCGCTCGCCGGAGGTGCCCGGCAGGCGCTCATCGAAGCGGACGCCGTTCTGTTCCTCGCCGCGGAACAGCTCCCAGAGGCCGTCTCCAACCGCGTCGGCAGCGGCCTCGGTGGCGCCGAGCGGGACCATGACGTGCACCATGAAGGCGCCGGCCTCGTCCCACATCGGCGCATCGGGCGCCCCGATGTCTGCCCGGCGGATGCCGGACCCCGGATAGGCGATCATCGCCCACGGGCCCGCCGGCGGCGTGAAGGTCTCGTTCGGCCGCTTGATCGGCGCGGCGGTCTCGTCCCAGCCGGCGAGGATGGTCTCGACGGCAGCCTTGACGATGGCGCTGGTCATCGGCGCCTCTTCGGCGAGAGCTGGATGTACGGGTACCTGGTGTCGCGCGAAGCCGTGGCGCCGAGGAACGTGCCGTAGGAGAACCGCACGTCGACGATGTTGCCGAACCGCGCCTTCACGATGGCGGTCGCCGCCTCATAGACCCCGTCCGGCGCCTGCTTCTTCGACCAGCCCTTTTCGATCTTCCGGGCGTAGGGCAGCAGGTTTACGAAGGTGACGATGTCGTCGGGCTGCACGTCGACCGGGGGCTCGCGCTCCTCGCCGTTGACCAGCAGCAGGTGGCGGTCGCGATAGACGATGCTGTCGACGGTCTTCGGGTTCTGGTCGACCGGCGAAAGCTGCGCCAGGGCCTCCCAGGTGAAGTCGATCGCAGCCGCGCGGACCGCGAACAGGGCCACCACGACGCCGCCGGGCTTCACGCTCTCGATCGCCGCGCCACGGCGCCCGTCGACGATGACCTCGTGTCCGACCCGCTGGCCTGTCGCGCGGTCGTTGATGGCGCTCACTTCGGCGATGGTCTCGCGCGCCACCCGGATCAGCATCTGCCGGCGAGGCTCGCCGGTCAGCCGCTCCCGCAGGTGGACGACGGCCTCGCGCGGCTTGAGGCGGGCCATCAGCCCCGGACCTGCAGATCCCAGGCGACCGGAACGCCGTCGCCGTAGATCGCCGTGGCATTCACGACGGTGAACTGCTTGCCCTCGAACGTCAGCCGGTCGGTCGCCTTCGGGCTGTCCGACATGCCGGCATCGTCCAGCGCGTCCTCCAGGATGACCACGCGCCGGTCGCCGACCTGGACGCCGCCCGCGATCTCCTCGGCCGAGTAGCCGGCGATCGCGGCGCGGACGCTGTAGTCGCGGCTGAAATCGAAGGTGACGGCCGCATCCTCGGCCGCATCGGCGGCGAGCACGGGCGTGAACGGCACGTTCGTGAAGCGGTTCGACGACGCGGCGACCGGGCTGGCGATCGTGTAGACCGTCGCGTCCCCCGCGATCGTGAAGGTGTCGCCGCCCAGCAGCTTGCCGACGGTGAACGTGGCGTCTATCGAGATCGCCGACACCCCGGCCAGCGCCGCGGCGTAGACCTTGAAGCTGGAGCCCTGCGGCGGGCTCTGCGTGATGCCGGACCCGGTCGTGCTGCGATAGGTGACGGTCGCGCCCCAGGACGCTTCGAGCTGCCACATCTGCTGGTCGGTGTCGCGCTCGACCGGCTGCACCGCATCGATGGTGAAGGGGCTGCCGCCGAAGGTCAGCACGTCGCCGGCGGCCGGCGATGCCACCTCGGCGCGCCGGACGTGGAACCGGGTGCGGTCGACGACGACCTTGATCGGCCCCATCTGCACCGGCTCTCCGCCGCCCTGGCGGATGACCCGGCAGTTGACCGCCGAGCCGCCGTCGGGCGTGAAGGTCGACAGCCGACCGCGCGTCTGGAACAGCGTGCGGACGTGGGGAGTGAAGTCCATCGCGAGGAACTCCTCGAGCGGCTGGAAGGGAAAGCAGGTCAGCGCAGAACCGGGCGTGCAGTTGACGACGCGGACGCCGGCCTGGCGCAGTGCGGCGGTCATGCGCTCCATCGGCGCCATGAAGCGCTCGTAATGGGCGGCTTCCGGCTCCTTGATCGTGCGGTCGTGCCAGTGGCCGACCGGCCTGAACTCGAACCCCAGGAGGGCGATCAGCGGCGACCCGAACAGGGAGGCCACGTTGATCGCGGATCCGCCGGCATCGATTGCGGCGCCGGTCTTCGTCGGGTCGACCGAGAGGGGCGTCACCGGATCGCGCGGGACGTAGCGAACGCCTGACGCCAGCAGCGCCTCGGTGATCCGCTTCGCCTTGCCGTCCGGGATGTTCGGGGTGCCGCGCTTGTCGAGCTCGGCGCGGCTGATCTTGTACTGGCCGGTGTGCAGGTGCAGCCGTTGCCAGTTCGCGTCTATCCAGCGCGGGTCGCACCAGTAGAGCACGTCGGCCCATGGCGCGAGGGTCAGGCCCGACTCCTTGACCCCGATGACGCGACCGCGCCCGCGCAGGATCGAGGCGTCGAAGCCCTTGAGGGAAGCGCCACCCCCGAGAATGAAGCAGGTCTCGCCCGCCCACTCCCGGGGGATGCGCCAAGGCGTCGGCTTCACGCGATCAGGTGCGCTTGCCCTGGATCAGCGCCCGCGGGCGGGTGCAGATCTCGAGGGCGTTCATCTGGGTATCCAGATGGATGCCCTTGCCGTTCAGCATCATGTACTGCTTCATGTACAGGCGCCGACCCATGGTGTTCACGGTCTCGATGTAGTCGGCCGGCGCGTAGTAGGTCCGGAAGAGCCCGGGAACGCCCGTCGGGAAGATGTGGCACTTGTCGGTGTTGACGAAGGTCGTCGAGCCGACGGAGCCGCGGTAGTTCTCCCACATGATTCCGCCGAACGGAAACGCGCCGTAGGACAGACCGCCCTGGACGTAGCCCTGGCGGAGTTCCTGGGCCGCCGTCCAGTTCTTGTAGGTCTCGCGGACCTCCGGATGCGCGATCAGGTCGTCGAAGAACGCGTCGCCGCAGAACGCATGCAGACCGGAGAACGGGAGCCCCTCGAGGACACCCGCCATCGACCGGACCACGCCCGCACAGGCCTTGCGAAGAGCGCCGGACGCCGGCGCGGTGTTGTCCAGGTCGAAGTCGACCTCGGTCAGCTGCGACACGCCGAACTCCGTGAACAGGTTCAGAGTGGTGCCATCGGCGTAGGTGACCGTGCCCTTGACCGCGCCGATCCGGCTGTACTCCTGCGTTGCCGCGTAAGACTGGGTGTGGATGGCACCGCGCTCGGCGACCTTCCCCATCACCGTCTCGATCTCGGTCTCGGACCCGAATGCCCGGACGCCCTGGACCTCCTCGGCCATGACCGAGTCCTCGATCGGGAAGTGCGGGACGGTCAAATTGCGCAGGGTGCGCTTGACCTTGGTCAGGGTTCCGCCGGGCGCGCCGCGGGCGGCGGGCGAGACGAGCGCGAGGGTCCCATCCTTCTCCTCGATGGCAACCGAGGTGGTGGTGACTCCGGACTCGTTGAACAGCCCCATCTGTCCGATGCGGCCGGGCACGAACCTGATCTTGTTGACCGCGTCCGTGAGGTTGGTGACGCTGAACGCGTCGGAGTTGAAGACGTCGAGCATAACCATGGTCTTTGCTCCTTCGTGATCGGCGGTTCAGCGCCGTCGTGGTGTCAGGGAACCGCTCAGTCGCGGACGATGATGCCGAGCAGCGCGAGGCTCGCGATGGTCAGGACGCGCTCGTTCCCGGTGGAGGTCTCCGTCGGGAACGTCAGCAGGTTGCCGTTCACCTCGGCATCGCGGGCGATGTAGGTGCGGGTCTGCGTCTCGGTGGAGTCGGACGCGCCGGGGTAGACCATGATGCCCTTGGCCTGGGCGACCAGGTCGCCGGCCGAATCCAGGGTGCCGGTCATGGTGGTCAGGCCGCCGGAGCCGTCGTCCTGGACGATCTCGCCCACGACGAGGGTCTGGCCGACCGCGATGGCCGCGCTCTCGCGCGAGCGGGTGCCGGCGGCTTCCGACAGGATGAAGTTGGCCGCCGGGTAGGCTTCCGTCAGGGTGGTCATGGTTCAGCCCTCCTTCGGCTGCGTGGCTTCGATGCGTGCGTTGACCTTGCCGACGGCCTTGTTCCAGCCCTCGGCGGCGTTCGGAACGCCGGTATCGGCGGCGATCGAACTGCGGATCTCCGGGCTCTGCGCCTTCACGATGCGATCCCAGAGCGAGGCGCGGACATCCTCGACGGACGTGCCGGCGGCGATGTAGGCGTCGGCCGCATCCGCCTTGATGGCGGGCGCCAGCAGGCCGGCGTCCTTGACCAGGGCCCGGGTGGTCTCGACAGAGCCGACCTTGGCCTTGACCTGGTCCATGGTCGCCTTCTCGCGGATCAGCGGGCCGGCCAGCGCCGGGCAGCCGTTGGCCGCGCAGTATTCCGCGATCTCCGCCGGGTCTGCGGCCTTCGGGGTCTCGGGCGCGGGCGGATCGGCCTCGGCCTTCTCGCCATCGCCCTTGCCCGCCTCTTCCTCGGGCTCGACCTCGGGCTCCGGGGTGTCATCCTCCGGGGCTTCCGGCGCCTCGGGCTCCGAGGCGGTCGCGCTCGCGCGCACGTCGGTGGGTGCCGCGGAACCCATGAGGCTCCGCAGGTGGTCGCTGATTGCCATCACGGCCTCCTGTTACTGAAGCGGTCGGCCGAACGGCCGGCGGGCGATGTCCCGGGCGAACGCCTGGAACACGTCGATCGGATCGGCGATGCCGTCCGCGAGGCGGAGGCGCACGGCCTCCTGGCCGACGAAGGTGGCGGCCTGGGTGTCGATCACGGCCTTCTCGGAGATGCCGCGCCACTTCGCGACCCGGCCGACGAACTCCCGGCCGAGGTAGTCGATGCGGGCCTGGATCCGGTCTGCGGCGTCGGCGCTCAGATCCTCGAACGGGTTGCCGTCGGCCTTCCTCTCGCCGAACCGGAACACCGTCGCCTTGATGCCCTCGGCTTCCAGCATCGTCTGGTAGGACATATGCACCACGACGGCGCCGATGGAGCCGACGCCGGCGGTGCTGGACGCCAGCCAGACCTCATCGGCGGCGCAGGCGAGCAGGTAGCCGGCCGAGTAGGCCATCTCGTCGGAAACCGCGATGATCGGCTTGCGCCCGCGGGCTGCGAAGATCCGGTCGGCCAGCTGGAACGCGCCGTGGACTTCTCCGCCGGCCGTGTGATGGTCGAGTATGATGCCGCGGACCATCGTGGAGTCCATGGCGGTCTGGAACTGCGCCCCGATCCCGTCGTAGCCCATCACGCCGGACGATTTGCCGATGAAGCCCTGCTTGTGCGCCAGGCTGCCAGAGATGTTGATGACCGCGATGCCGCTCGACGGGTCGAACAGGAACGGCATGCCTCCGCTGCGGTCGACCATTCGCTTTTCCTGCAGCGGCCCGGCCTTCGGCGCCTGCACGAACTCAGCTGACGCCGCCACGTTCACCTCGACCCCCTGGCGGCGCAGCACGGCCGCGACGACCACCTCGGCCTTCGTCGGGTGCGCCAGCAGCGGCTCGTTGATCAGCCGCGACAGGACGTGCGGATAGTCGTGGGGTTGCGTCATGCGCACCTCCCGGTGTCAGGCTGCGGCGCGGACCTGCGTGCGGCGGAACGCCTCGACGATCACGTCTTCGTCGTCCTGGCGGTACTCGATGATCTGGCCGGGGCCGGCGAACGGCAGCTGCTGGCCCCACTTCAGGCCCCACTTCCGCTCGTAGTCCTCCGGGCGCTCCACCAGAGGGCTCCGGTGCTTCACGAAGCAGACGTAGCGGGTCGCCCGCATGTGCATGGCGATGTGCATCGGCCCGACCCCCATCGAGAGGGAGCAGGCCGCCTCCTGGTAAAGCGCGGCCCGGACGGAAAGGTCGATCGCCGCCTCGCGACACCACCGGAACCCCTGCGGCAGCCGGCCGGCGGCGGTCGCGGTGTCCGGCACCATCACCACGTCGTGGCCCTCGGCCATCAACGTCGAGGCGGCACCCAGCCATTCGCCGATGTCGCAGTTCTTCTCCGGAACCGCCGGGTTCTGCCGGATCGTGATCACGGCGGCGCCCGGGTGCGGCGACGGCACGGAGGCCCGCAGGCGGCGCACGTCCCGGCCGGCGGCGTGCTGGCGGATCGTCTCGGCGACGAAGGTCGAGGGCTTGAGTGCGTCGGACCGGCGGCGCCATTCCTCCGCACGCGCCGGGTCCGTGATCATCTCGACTCCCGCGCCCGGCAGCAGCCGGCAGGCGGGGACGATGACGCGCTCGACCCTGGCCATCTTGTCGGCCGCCGAGAGCGCCTTGTCCTTCGGCGACCTGTCGCGGAACCGGTCGGCCAGGACGACGAAGCGCACAACCTCATAGCCGGCCATCGCGTCGACCGTGGCGATCCAGGGGACGATGTCGAACGTCGCCGGCCGCTCGGCCATGTCGTAGACCGCGACCCTCATGCCGCCTGCTTCCCCTGGCTGTCCTGCTGTCCGTCCTGCGCCGACTGGCCGGGCTGCTGGGTCGACCCGCTGCCCTTCTTCTGCCTGCCGTCGGAATCGTACTTCAGCCCCAGCTTGTCGGCCCGCGCGTTGTCCGCAGCCTGCTCGGCGTCGATCTCTGCGGAGTCGAGGCCGCGCTCGGATGCTTTCTGCGACCGCGAGGCGATGCCGGCGCGGATCTCGGCTTCGGTCGCCTCGATGTCCTGGGTCGGATTGATGTAGGGCCACGCCTGCGGCACCCACTTCACCACGTCCTGCGCTTCCGCCGGCCGCAGCGCGCCCGTCAGACGCGCCGTCGCCATCCATCGCGACCACACCGGCCGGCAGAACTGATAGACCAGAATGTGGTGCTGCCACATCTCGCACCGGCGCTTGAACTCGTTGAACGCCGCGCGCCAGGTCCGGTCGTTGAGGCTGCTGAAGTCGCCCGTCAGCTGCTCGTACAGCAGGCCTGCGAAAGCGGCGATCAGCCGATGCTGGTCGCGCTTGTACACCTCGTACATGCCGCCGACGTCCTGGGGGCTGCTCCACTCCAGTTCTTCGCCGGGCTCCAGGAGGTTGATCGTCCCCGGTTCCGACGACACCGACCCGATGCCGTCCTCTAGCTCGGCATCCTCGCCCCAGATGTCCTTCAGTTCCTCGGCGGTGATGCCCTGCGGCAGGTTGCGCTTGACCGACCCGACGTACATCGCCGCGACCTTCTTGCGCATCAGTTCGGCGTCGTCGTAGCCGTCCAGGTCCTTCAGCTTCGGCAACGCTTGGGTGATCCAGGGAACGCCGCGGACCTGGCCGGGCCGGGCGCTGAACGCGTCATAGACGTGCAGCACCTCGGAAGCCGGCACGCGCACCGGCATCATGTCGAAGGTCTGGAGGACTTGCCGGTCGGACGGATGCTGGCGGTACATCCAGTATGCGACCCGCTGACCGACGGGGTTGAACTCGACCCCCTGCCGGATCCAGCCGCGCCCGTTCGGCAGCGTCTCGTTCTTGTCCATGGGCACGTAGTCGGATTCCAGCACCTGGAGCTGGAGCGGGACCGTCAGGCCGTCTTCCGGGCGCCTCGGGCGGAACCGGATGAAGCACTCGCCGGATACGGGGAGGGCGCGGGCGATCTGCGCCTGCATGCCGTAGAAGTCGAGCGTTCCGTCGGCCGATGCCTCGTCCGTCCAGCGCGCCCACAGATCGCGGGCCCGCGTCGAGGTCGGCTGCGGCATGATCCCGGTGCCGACGATGTTCGCCGCCAGCCGGTCGGCGATGACCTTCGCGAGACCGTTCTTGCGGTCGGCGTCGCGAGCCTGCGCCCGCAGCGCGTCCGACGAATAGTCGAGTGCGGCGTTCGGTCCGAAGCTGCCGACGCGCATCGCCAGCGAGCGTCGGCCGGTGCCGGTCGTCTCATAGGCAGTCGAGGCGCGCGGCTCCACATAGACCGACGTCCCCTTGATCCTGAAGCGCACGGGCGAGCGAGCGGCCATCGGCTAGAACCCCTTGCTCGTGGTGAACCGCAGCGTGCGGGTCCGCTTGACGGTCGACCCGGCGACCTCGTTCTCGATCAGCCGCAGCGTCTCGCGCATCTCGGCCAGCGACCGATAGACGACGCGCGAGCCGTCGCTGTAGGTCACATCCTTGGCGCCGGCAGCGATGGCAGCCTTCAGAGCGTCGGCGTCGTCCTGAGTCCAGGCCATGCGCCCTCCTACCGGCTCATGAACGAGCTGCGCACCGAGCGCCGTCTCTTCGGCTTCGCCGGCGCATCCACGGCCTTGACCACGGGCGCGGGCGCCGGTGCGGCTTCGGTTTCGGCCGCCTCGACCTCGGGATCCGCCTGGGGCTCATCGGCCTCCGGCTCGGCGACTTGCGGCGTGACCGGCAGGCGCCCGGCCTCGACTGCACGCAGGAACCGCCGGTCGACCTGTTGCAGCCCGCACACCGCGGCATAGGCGTAGACCAGGCAGACGCCGGCCTCGTGGCTTTCCTTCGGCTTGACCCACTCGGTGAACCCACCCTTGCGGATCGTCAGGCGCTCGCGCGTCAGCTGGCGAAACCATTCGTCGTCCAGATCCTCGGACCCGCTCGGGGCCTGCGCCGGGAAGTGGACGTAGCGTGCACCCGGCCGCTCGACCGCCAGGGACCGGTAGACGAAGTCGCGCGCCGCGTTGCCGCCGATCAGGTAGACCGTCCCACCCTTGCCCTTCGACGGCTTGCGGGGCCACACCGGGCGGCGGCGGCCCTTCTGTTCGGATGCACCCTTGATCGCCCAGATCCTGGGGTTGCTCTCCGACGAATGGGCCGATGCAAACTCGTAGGTCTCGGCCGTGTGGTGGCCGCCGGAGTCGATCGCCGCAGCGGAGATCGGATACCGCCGGCCGTCGACCGCGACGAACCCGCGCTTGAGCAGGTCGTACAGCTCCTGCCAGACCTTCGGGCCCGACGGGTCGCCGCGGATGATCCAGTGCCCGATCAGCCAGCACTCGGAGCCCTTGCCCCAGCCGTAGATGCTCGCCTCGATGCGCGGATCGACGCCCTCGGCCGACTGCACGTCGGCACCCACCGTCAGGAACAGCACCCCGGGCGGCAGCTCGGATGGGTACGCCTCGCGCCGGCCGGTGAACCTCTCGACCTTCAGTTCCTGGCCATAGGTCAGTTTGTACGGCCGGCCGAGGCGGAGGTTGACGAACGGCTGAACCAGCGTCGCCGGGTCGCTCTGTGCGTCGAGCCATTCCTGGACGATCACAGGCCAGGCCGCGTTCGGGTTGAGAGACATGCCGGTCCAGAGGTGGAAGCCGGCATGCCCGGGCGTGCGGGGCTTGGCCGTCGGCCGCCATTCGCCGGCGGCATCCATCTCGACCTTGTGGCCCTCCTCGATCACGCAGCCGTTGCGGCAGACGTACCAGACCCCCTTGATCGTGCCGCCGTCGTCGAGCTCCCACTTCAGGCCGTGGGCGACCTCGGGGCCGCCCCACTCCAGGAACTGCATCTCCCCGCAGTGCGGGCAGGGGACGAAGTACCGCCGCTGGTCCGACCTCAGCCACTCTCGCCAGACCCGCGACGTCTCTTCGATGACCGGCGTGCCGCCGCGGATCTGCTTGCGGTTCCAGTAGGTCTCGCCACGGGTCCAGAACAGCTTGAACTTGTCGCCCTGGCTCTTGGCGCCGGCCGACGACCAGCCCTCGGCGTCGACCTCGTCTGCGGCCTGGAACCGCGCCGGGTAGCGGCGGAACGCATCGTCAGACGCCGCACCCCGGAGCCTCAACACTCCGCCGTTCGACAGGAAGATGTCGGTCAGCGTGTCCCTGGCCTCGCCCTTGCGGATCGGCCGCATCAGCCGCGCGAGCGCCGGTGTGTCCCGCAACATCGGCCCGACCTCCGAGCGTCCGAAGTCCTCGGCGTCGGGGATGGTCGGCTGCGCGATGGCACACGTCGTCGGGTCCTGCTCGAGGTGGTAGGCCGTCGCCAGAAGCAGCAGTCGCGTGTACCCGACGCGCGCCGCCTTCGGGACGGTGATCAGCGGAATCGTCGGGTCGCAGAATGCGTCGAGGATGCCGCGCTGGTAGCCGTAGAGCTTGATCCGGCCCGTCTCGGCGCCAGTGCCGGCGGGCAGGTACCCGTGGCGATCCGCCCATTCGGACCCGGTGATCCGGCGGCGGATCATCAGGGCGTGGCCGCGGACCTGGCGAAGCGACTCCGTCAGTGCCGCCTGGCCGAAGGCATACTCACCCCGCTTGTGCTGGCCGATCCTGAGCGAGGCGTCCATCGTAGGTCAGCGCCTCCAGGGCGTCGGTGATCGCCTCGTCGACCAGCTCCTGGATCGCAGGCGCGCTCGTCATCGAAGCGGCGCGGCCTGCGACCTTGGATCCGACCGACTGCAGGTGCGTGCGCACCGCGGCGTATTCCTGGGTGACGACGTCGACAACGTCGGCGACCGCGACCACGCTCCGAAGCGTCTCGTCGGCCTCGACCTCGGCCGTGATCGCCTGGGCGACGGCTCGGCGGCGATCGGCCTCGTCCTTGGTGATCTTGTCGGCGCCGCCCTCGTACCGGGCGACCGCGTCATCGACCGCCCGCTTGATCCGCCACTCCATGATCTCGGCGACGGACAACTCCCACTCGATGCCGGCTGAGCGATCGGCCCGGGTGATCACCGGCGCGCCAAGATCGATCCATCGGCCGAGCGTCTGGCGCGTCACGCCGATGATCGCCGCGGCCTCATTGAGGTTGAAGGTCCGAGCGGACTTCGATGCCATCCGATCCGCCCCGCGATGTTGATGTTGAACGGCCGGTCAGAAGCTCTCAGCCGGTGGATTTGCACGGCTGGTTGCCCGACCCGTGGTGGGCGCCCCCTCCCAGGGGCCCCGTCGAGGCGGGGGAGGCGGTGCCGGCGCCGGCCGACCGGCGGGTGTGGCCGTCGAGCATCGCGTCGAGCGGGGCCGCGTCGCCGCCCCAGAGCGCGAGGCGGCGGGTGATCTCGCGGCGGTCGAGCGGAGCGGCCGGCTGGTCAGGCTGCATGGGCATCGCTGCGCCTCCAGGTGGCGAACACTTCCGCGTGGCTCGGTCCGATCGCGCGCCGGGACTGCTCTGCGAAGTCGGTGAGGAACGGATAGGCATCGAGCGGCGTATCGGTGGGGTCTCGCTTGACCGTGCGGTTCACCAGGTACAACCCGGCGGGCCGGCATGCTGCGATTCGGGCGCCGTAGTAGGCGAGATTGGCCGGCGTCATGTGCTGCATCGACATGGTGTTGACGATGAGGTCGCCGCCCCACTGGCCGGATGGGTGCGCCAGTGTCACCCGGTCCGTGAACGCCTCGGCGAGGCGGAGCACTTCGGGAAGATCGACCAGAGTCACGCTCGCGTAGAACTCGGCGAGCACATGGGCGAGGTGGCCGTAGCCGCCTCCGATGTCGACGACCGAGCGAGCATGCGGGGCCAGCTCGAGGATCCGGCATGCGTAGTACGCTGACCAGATCGAGGTCGAGGTGACGCGCACCCCGTCGAGGCGCCAGTCGGCGCCGCCGCAGCGGCCGTCGTCTTCAATCAGCCTGTCGAACAGGCCGACATCCGACACCATCGCCCGGAACCGGTCGCGCATGGTGCGCAGCGCAGGTATGGCGATTGCGGCAGTCGGCCGGGCGTACCAGTCGCCATCGAATGCCGCCGTCTGGTCAGGCCACTTCTGGTGGCCCGCCGATATTCGGTGCGAACGAAATTGCGCGATTGCCTCGGGCGAATAGTCGAGGCTGGAACGGTGCGCCTCGGGGCCGTCGCCGGGACGCCACGTCGGCACATCAGCCCTATCGGCCATCTGGCAGGGTACGCGTAAGATAGTTGCCGAGTTCGGCAACCTGGATCTTGACTCCCTCCACGTCCGCCTTGGTGGCCAGCGCCGGTCCCTCGATCAGGTCGACGGCAACACCATCGATCGGCATCAGCACCGGGAACAGCCCGTTGCCCTGCACCTCGAAGTCCAGGGTGTCACCATCGACGCCATCCGGATGGATATAAAACCGGACCTCGCCGACGCGCCCACGCTGGATACGCAGTCGGTGGTCGATGACGCCCTTGTGCTCGGCGTCGACCAGGTAGGTCTCCAGGGTTTTCATGATTTCCTCGGGATTGGAGTGGCCTGACGGAATCGAATCGACGTGACCGGGATGGAAGCCCGGCGCCTAGCCTCTCGGCCAAGACCGCGATTTGGTATCGATCTCGATGTCCTGATCACCACGCTTCCGCACCCGGCGCCACCGATGGCCGTCGAGGGCCTGGAGGCGGTGCCTGGGTGCTCCCGGGCAGGATGCGAGCATCCCCATCACGGACGGAGCGTAGTCAGCCTGGAATATGCAGCGTTTCGGCTACCGGGTCAACCAACGCGTGGTGGGCGGCTGCCCGATGTCGATCTGTTCTGCCGATAGTCCGAGTGCCTCCGCGTCGGATCGGAGAGCGGCGAAGTCCGGGCTCCGGCGGCGGCCGTTCTCCTCCGCGTCGGCAAGCAGATCGCGCATCGCCAACTCGGCGACTTCCCGGCCGCCCCGCATGGACTCGACCATGTAGGCTCGGGTGACTCGCAACGCCGCCGCCGCCTCCGTCTGGATGTCGAAGGCTTCGCACGCCTCGGCCAAACTGTTCTTCAGGTCGAGGAACAACCGGTTGGAGGCGACCAGCCAGGGCTCGGAGGCACCGGGGAACGGGACGCTGTGAACCGGAGCGTGCTCGCCGATGGTCCTGATGCCACCGGACGACAACACGCCACCTGTCGCCCATGGTTGCGGAACGTGCGGCATCACCGGCGCCGCTACCAGCGCTGTCGACCCGAGGAGGAACTGGCGACGATGCATGTTCATGCCTCCGGCAGCATGTCGGCCATGGCACTGATGGTGTTCTGCACCTGCGTCAAGATCCGCGCGTAGTCTTCCGACGACCCGTAGAACGGGTACGCGAGGTTCGTGTACCGGATGCTCAAGGGGCCGACCCTCTCGATGCCGTCGGTGTCTCCGGTCAGCGCCCGCGACATGGCATCCTCGAACTCCCGCCGCGCCAAGTCCAGCATCTCCGCCGGCGATGCCAACCAGGCCTCACCCATGATCAGTTCGGCCGGTCCGACCAGGAACGCCCCGCTTGCGGTGGTCGCTCCGGCGCTGATGAGAAACTGGCGGCGGTTCATCCGCGCGCTCTGTCGATCCGGCTGCACTGACGCCAGATGTTGACGCAGTTCCAGGCAACACCGATGCCAGCCACGAACGTGACGACCGCGGCCACCCACTGAATCGCGGTCAGAACCTCAGCCATCACTTCTCCTTGGCCGACATGTACCGTCGGCCGTTCAGCACGATCTCGTCCGGCGCGACGTCAGGAGCAGCGGGGCCGGTCTGGATGGTCATCCGCCGAGCTGTCCGACCGACGACTGCGACACCGGCGGAATCCTCGCCGATCGTCGTCTCGCCCTTCGGCCACGACGCGCCGGACAGGTCGTCGCTATACCGCAACATGCTCTCGCCCTCCGGCGGTGTCGCATTCGCCAAGGCGTCGAGCGCCATTGTCACGTAGTGCCTCGGCACCTGATCTGCGGTCCCGTATAACCGCAAGTCCTGTGCGGCAACCGCTGCTATGCGCAACGCAGCTAATTGCGCCTCCACCCTCTCTGCCCGCGCCAGAAGCGCCGCCTCGAGTTCCGGCACACCGAGCCCGAGAACGCGGGCTTCCTCTATGAGGCCGGCGAATTGCCCGTCGAGGGCGGGATCCGCCTTGCCCTCGATCACCACCCGCTTCCCGTCCGACGGATCTGATGTCGTCGGACGGCTCCGCCGCACCGTCAAATCCTCGGTAACCTCGACCCGCATACCGTCACGGAATTCAATGGCCGCGAAGGATCCTGACTCGTGATCGAGGCCGAACACGGCGTCGGCAATCATCACGATTTCGTCGAGGCGAACAGTATCGCTCTCGTGAAGCTTTCGGTCAGTTTTCATGGCCGCCATCCTACCCCACCTTCCGCAAGCTCGACAGGTGCACCCTGACCCCGCTGTTCGCCAGCACCGCCCGGATCCCGTCGATCCCGGCAATCCGGTCGACATAGTCGGTGCCCTCGATCTCGACCTCGTCCCCCGGCTTCACATCGGCCGCAGCGCTCCGCTTCCGCATGGCCTTGGGCAGCGGGCCACGGAACTCGCCCTGCGCCTCCCGCAGGATCAGCGACCGGATCTCCGCTCCTGGCAGCACGGACGGCGCGTCGTCGGTCGTCAGCACGGGGCCGTGCGCGTGGTCGATGCCCCGCACCGCGATCCAGTCGACGGCATACCCGCGCCAGGCGCCCATGAGGACGTAGCCGGGGAAGATCGGGCGCTCGATCTCGCGGTAAGGCTGCTCGGGCTGGTGCTTCCGGGTGCGCTTCGCCCGGATCCAGAACGACATCAGCGGCACGTAGGCAGCCAGCCGCATCAGCCCCAGGTCGTCCTTGACCTCCGCCTCCCGGCCGATCTCGCACCGCAGCGCGTACCACGTCATCTCGGTTGTCGAGATCGGCACCTCTTCGCCGAGCCCGTCGCCCAGCCGCGGTCCGAGATCCCTCGCGCGTGCGGTCGGCAGGATCGTCACCGGCAGGCCTCCGGACCGGGCGACCCGGCCAACGATCGTCAGGCCGGTCGGGCCGCCTGCGGTGAACACCGCATCGCATCGAAAGTTCGCGCACCAGAACCTGCCCCGCGGCAGTCGGGTCGAGAAGTGCCCGCAGCTGGGACAATCAGGACATGACGCGTCCGGTTCCCGGCCGGCCGAAAGCTCCGGGTCCGGCCGTACGCCGCGCAGGCCGAGGTCTTCGGTCATGACGACACCACCTTGAGTTCCGGCTGATCGACTGCAATCAGCTTCTTGCGCACCAGGCGCGCGACGATCACCTTGTTTCGGAACGCCGGCATGTCCCGCATGCCCGCCTTCCACATCCTGGCCAGACGCTCGTCCCCGCCCTCGTACTCGGCCGAACTCGGCGCAACGAGGCAGACGGTCCCGTGATGGCGTCCGTTGCTCGACCTGCCCGCCGGCATCGGCCGCAGCCGCGCGACCTCGGCGTCGGCGATCGGCTGGTCGAAGTAGCTCGGGCTGGCC